AAACCAGTTGCCACTATGAATGGAAGTTTAAAGGATATGGATGCTTATGAAACTGAATTAAATAGTGTTTCACTGATTCAATATCAAGCCGGAGCTATGGGGCTCAATTTACAAAAGGCCAACAAAATAATCTATTTCACACTAACCGACAAATCAGAATTGTTTGAACAATCTAAGAAACGTATTCACAGAATCGGTCAAGACAAGCCATGTTTCTACTACTACTTACTTACTGATGGAAGTGTGGAATGGCGAATGTTAGAAGTTTTGAAAATGAGAAAAGATTACACCGATAAATTATTTGAAAAGGAAGGGATGTAATTGCCTAAACAAACTGAAGGTCAATTTCAAAAACAAGTCATTAAATTCCTTAAAGATCATGAAGTTTGGTACGTGAAATATTGGGGAGGTTCCCAATTTACCAAAGAAGGTACACCAGATATTTTGGCTTGTATCAATGGTGAGTTTCACGGAATTGAATTGAAGTCAGATGGAACAAGTTACAACGAAACAATGCTACAAGCTAGAAATTTAGCACTAATTAATGCTAATGGTGGTTCTGGTTATGTTTTAAGACCAACAAAAAAACCACCTATTAAACATAAGCAGTTTGATTATTACTGTTTGAATTTTGAAGAGTGGAAACGGAGATGGTTTAAAGATGAATGAAGTAAATTGTCAGTTTTGCCAAGAGAATTCTAAGACTAAGCAAGGTATTACTTATGGGAAACCTGAAAGGTTGAATTCTATGACTGGATTCGCAAAACGAAGAAAAGAAAAACGGCCAGAACAGTTATTTATAACTTATGGGGAAAACATCCAAGACTTAAATCAAGATTACAGTTCAGAAATGAACCAGAAGAAATCTTTGATTTTAAGATAACCTATTGCCCTAAATGTGGTCGTAAGTTAGTTGGTGATGATCATGAATAAACGCCAAAAAAAGAAACGATTAAAAAAGAATGTCAGAGAAATAGTAAAACAAGTTTTGGAACTAAAAAAAGAACTTAATGAGTACATCAAATCACATCCGGACCACATTCATCTTCAGAAATATTTAGGTGGTGATGATGATTGACACAATACAGCTATTCAAGAGTTGACCTGTGGCATAAATGCCCATATCACTACAAATTAAGGTATATCGATAAATTAATCGAAATGCCAAAGTTAGACGCTGACAGCCCTTTGATTTTAGGTCATGCGCTACATAAGGGCCTTGAATCTGGTGAGAAAGCTATGGAACAAGATTACTTTGATTCTTATCCAGTAATTAGTGATAACCAGGTCAATGAAATGATGAAGTTACAGATTCTGTTACCAAAGATTAATGATATTTTAGCTAAGTTTGAGGGATGTAAGTTCCAACATGAATATCCAATTATGACTAAAGATTTCATTGGATTCGCTGATCTAATTATTACAGCCCCTGATGGAACATCAACGGTTATTGATTTCAAGTATTCCAATCATGTTGAGAATTATATGGAATCAGGTCAATTACATCTTTATAAGTATTACTTGGAAAAATTAGGTTTCAACGTTAAACACCTTGGTTATATCTTCATTCCTAAAACTGGCATCAGACAAAAGAAAACTGAAAGCCTTTATCAGTTTAGAAAAAGATTAACGGAAACAGTTACTAATTCAGAACCACAACTAGTTCCAATGAAGTATGACGAAATGAATATTTTATATTTCAAGAATTCGATTAAAGAAATTGAAGCTGCTACTGAATATCCTAAGAACCCTAGCAATGATTGTTTCAGTTGTATGCCAAGATTCGCACCAACTTACTTAAATGCTATTCAAGATGAAAAAGGAGAGGTACTTATGCAATTACCTAAGAATGAACGAAGACAAAAACAAATGGACTTAAAACCGGATATCTGGTTATATGCAGATTCCTATGTTGGAAAGACTACTTTCATGGATCAGTTCGACAATGTTTTGATGTTAAACACTGATGGAAATATTGACAACATTACTAGTCCTGTACAACCAATTAAGGACCAAGTTACTAAAGAGGGGAGAATGACCAAGCGTACGTTTGCTTGGGAAGAGTTCTTGGATATCGTTCAAACATTAGAAATTAGTAACAGTGAACATTACGAAACAATCGTTATTGATCTAATGGAAGATCTTCGTGAAAACTGTCGTACCTATATCATGGATAAATTTAACTGGGAACATGAAAGTGATGGTAACTATGGTAAAGGTTGGTCAATGGTAACAAAGGAATTTGATAATGCTATCAAACGTTTGAAAGCTATTGGACTTCAAATTGTCTATATCAGTCGTGAATTGACCAATGATGTAACTCTAAAGGGTGGAACGGTTAGAACTAATTACAAGCCAAACATTGATGATAAGACAGCTAATTTCTTAACTGGAACTGTTGATATCACTATGAGAGCTTATGTTAACGATAGTGATGAACATCTGTTAATGCTTCAAAAGCAATCAAATGTCTTTGGTGGTGGTCGATTCGAGTTCAAGGTTAAGGAAGTGCCACTTGAAAAAGATGCTTTCATTGAAGCTTTGAAAGATGCACAACCAAAAGGTGCTGAACGTCCTAAGGCTAAACCCGAACAAAAAGAGCCCCAGGAACAACCTAAAGAACCCGAAACCACGAACAATGAAGAGGTTGAAGAAACTCCAAAGCGTAAGCGTAGAACTAAGAAGACTGAAGAACCTACTCCAGAACCAGATTCAGAACCTGAAGCTGAAGAAGAAGCACCTAAACGTAAGCGCCGAAGCCGTAAAACAGAATCTGATGATGACGAAGTGACACCCCCTGGCGAGGATGAAGAAACAGCTGAACCAGAAGTAGCCGAAGAACCTAAACCACGCCGTAGAAGACGTAGAACAGCAAAGAAGGAAGATTAATTATGAGTAAACTAGAATTTTCAAACATTGAGAAAGAAGCACTTGATTTTACAGTAGATGAATTGAATGCAGAAGGCTTTGACCCATGGGCATGGCATATCAAAGAAGTTCCACTTCCAGATGAAGTGATCACATTTGTTAATGATGCACTTACTGTTGAGTTCACGACGGTAATCAAAGATGGTGGCGACACAATCAACTTTGGATATTACAAGTTAAACGGTGGCTCATATGATCTTATTGATGCAGACAACATTACAACTGCAATTGAATTAAATGAGGAGAAACAATCATGCAAGTAAATATTGATATGAACCACGTAGCTAATGAAATTACGAATCACTTACTCGAAAAATTCAATATGAATTCTGATTTATTCAGCGAAGAAGAAAAATCTGAACTTATCAATGGTGTTATTGAAGGAATCGCCAATGATAGTGATCGTTTTGAAGAGGTTGTTGAAGCAATATTGATTAAACACATCATTCAGATTAGCTATACACAATTATCCGTACTATCACAACTATTTGGAGGAATGAATAATGATTAAGAAACTATCACATAAAGAGGTTCTATTTATCACTGAACAAGATGAAGCATTGGACTATGTGGACAAGAAATTGTCTGAAGATGATGGCCAATATATCGGTGGCCAAAATGTTCAACTTAAATCAAATAAAAATGGTAGCTACTACCAAGTAACACTTGATTACAAGTACAACACACCAGCAGGAATCATGGAAACAGATGAATACTTAGATTCAATTCAAGATAACGAAAGCGAGGATGCAGAATAATGGCTGAAGAAACATACGATTGGGGAAAATTTGATAAGGCTTTAGATATGGATGAAGTTAAGAAAGATATTGAGAACGCAACAACTGGGGATGGTGATTATCCCGAAATTCCTGATGATACTTATGAAGTAAGTGTTAAACAAATGGAACTAAAGACTTCCAAGAAGGGTGATCCAATGCTTTCAATTCGATTCCAAATTGAAGCCGGTGAATTCAAAAGTAGCTTGATTTTCTACAACGGTGTTATGCAACCAAGTAACCAATACATGGGATTACAGATTCATAACAACAATGACATGCTAAAAAGTTTACAGGTATTTGAAGATGATGAAATTAAGTGGGATGGCTTTGATACATACGCTGAGTTGATTATGGATATCGCTGAAGAGGTTACTGATAAGGAAGATTATCATTACAAGCTAAATCTAAGTACAAACACTAAGAACAAAGAT